CCCGGTGTGGAGGTAGCATCAATTCGGTCCCTAGTCGCCCCGGCGCGCGATGATGGCCTCTCTCGGGAGTACCGTCATGGCGAATACTTTTACGCCTTTCGGGTTCAGCCAGCGTCGCGGCACGGGCTCCGCGCCGACCTTTGAGCAGACCCCTGCACTGATCGCATCTGGTAACTCGACACCCATCTTTTTCGGCGACGCGGTTGTCCCCGTCACCAGCTCCACCACCGGCTACATCCAGCAGGCAACCGCAGGTACGGTTCCACTCGCGGGTATCTTCGTCGGCTGCAAATACACGTCGGTCGCGCAGAAGCGCACGGTATGGTCCAACTATTGGCCAGGCTCGGACGCCAATGGTGACGTTGAGGCCTATGTCGTCAACGATCCCAACGCGCAGTTCCTGGTCGCCTCGAACACCGGTTCTGCGGTCGGTCTCGCCAACGTCGGCAAGCTCTGCCAGCTTGGTGTTGGCACGGGCACCACGGCAACCGGTCTGTCGGGCATGTACATTGCATCGGTCGGCACTACGGCCACTTTCCCTTTCCGGATCGTGTCGCTCTATACCGACCCGGTCGCTCCCAACGGCGCCGATACCACGACCCAGTACAACTGGCTGGTTGTGGCCTTCAACAACGTCCTGACGCGCTCCAACGGCGCCGTCACCGGCATCAGCTAAGGGAGCCTAAGTCATGGCCGTTAATCTCAGCGCAATTAAGGACTTGCTCCTTCCGGGCCTTCGCGGCGTAACCGGAAAATATGAGATGATCCCATCTCAATATGATAAGATCTTCACGAAGCATACGTCGAAGATGGCGTTGGAGCGTACCGCTGAAATGCGGTTCCTTGGCCTCGCCCAGCTGAAGACGGAGGGCGGCCAGACCGCCTTCGACAACGGCGCTGGCGAGCGGTTTGTTTATAACCAGGAGCACAACGAAATCGCTCTTGGTTACGCGATCACCCGCAAGGCGATCGACGACAACCTGTACAAGACGCAGTTCCACCCGTCGAACCTTGGTCTGATGGAGAGCTTCCACCAGACCAAGGAGATTTATGGCGCCAACGTGCTCAACACGGCGACGACATATAATCCGGCGGTTGGTGCGGACGGTGTGGCGCTCTGTTCGACCGCTCACCCGATCGACGGCAACACCATCGGCAATCGTCCGACCATTGACGTTGATCTGAATGAGGCCACGCTGCTCAACAGCATGATCCAGATCCGGACCAACTTCCGCGATCAGGCAGGCCTCAAGATCTTCGCCCGTGGTCGCAAGCTTGTCGTTCCGCCTCAGCTTGAGCCGGTCGCGATCCGTCTGACCAAAACCGAGCTTCGCCCCGGTACGGCGGACAATGACGTCAATGCGATCGTGTCGACTGCGGGCGGTCTGCCCGAAGGTTACATGGTCAATGACTTCCTGACCTCGCAGTTCGCGTGGTTCCTTCTGACCAACATCGACGGTCTCTCGTACATGGAGAGAATTAAGTTCGAAACTGACCTCCAGGTCGATTTCACGACGGATTCGCTCTTAACGAAAGGCTACGAGCGCTACAGTTTCGGCTATTATAACTGGCGAGCACTGTTTGGGTCCTTCCCAACTTCGTAAGTTTTACTTGGGATTTACCTGTGGACTGGCTGATTACATCGAACGCCATGCAGAGCGTTCCCGGAAGGAGATTTAAGCATGGCTGAAACCGCTATCTCGGGACCGATGATTGTCTTCGGCCAGTCCCCTTATGCTGGCGCGGAGTACAACCCGGACATTGCCCCCTCGATGTTCTGGGGTGGTACGGCGGTCCTCGATCCGCGTCTTCCCTACACCTATCTGAACGGGGAATCGCAGACCTCTCCGGATGTGGGTTGGCTCGGTGCTGACTGCATCACCACGCAGAACATCGTGCCTTACACGGCGACGGCGGGTGCGGTTGTTGCTTCGGCCAGCCCGACCGGTGCGGCGCTTGCTCTGGTGGCGGCTAACTCTGCTACGACGGGTGTGTATATCACTCCGGGCATTACGCGTGCGGATACCGGTGCGCTTGACACCGGTGTGGGCGGTGCGGGTCTGGTGGCGCTGGATGCGTTCACATCGGTGACCGGTTCGTTCGTCAATGGTGTGCTCACCGTGACCGCGAATACCGCGATGCCGATTACACCTGGCATGCAGATTGTCAGCGTCGCCAATACCACTTCGGGGACCTTGGGTCCTGTCGGTGCGGCGCCGAGTTCGTCCAATCCTCCGACGATCGTGCTCAGCCAGACTTCGGCGGGAACGGGCGGTCAGGGTGTTGCTGGTACCTATACCACGAACAACCCGGGGCTCAACTCGACTTCGGGCACGATTACGCTGGCTCTGCCCAATCCGCTGTCCTGCACGGTTCCTTTCGGGGGATTTGGGACCAACGGGAATCTGATGTGGAATGCGCAGTCTCTGGTCGGTCGGGCCGTGGCTGTGACGGCGGCGGCGGGTGCTACTTATACCACTGCGACCGTGGCGGGTTACGACATCTACGGCTATCCGATGGTGGAAGCCATTACGATCACGGCCGGCTCCCAGGTGGCGGGCAAGAAGGCGTTCCGGTATATCCGTTCGGTGACCCTCTCGGGTGGTTCGGCGGATACGACCCACGCTTACTCGGTCGACACCACCACGGTGTTCGGTATGCCTATCCGGTCGGACAGCTTTGGTGACTTGATCGTCAACTCGGCCACGTCGGTTACGGCTGTGACCATGATCACGGCTGCGACGGGTTATCTGCCGAGCGATCGGACGTCTCCTGCTACTTCTACTACTGGTGATGTTCGCGGCACCTACAGCTTCACCGCTGCGACGGGTGTGAACAAGCTGGTGGTTCGTCAGTCCCCGCAGGCCTACAACATTGGCAACAACGCTGCCAGTGCTTCTACCGGTTTGTTCGGAATTACGAATTTCGCGAATTTCTGATGACGTTCTAAGAGGAGTGGTGAAATGAAGGGACGTAAGCATCGCGCCACTGGGGGCGTCAACGAGGCTAAGGAAGATCTGATGGACAAGCCCGAGCGTCGGGTGAATTCGAAGATCAACGACGAGGCCGAAGAGCGCAAGCGCGGCGGCAAGGTCGGCAAGCATGAGGGCATGGGCCCCGAGCATGAGGCGACCTGTATGACGAAGCGCCGCAAGCGTGGTGGTCGCATGGTCGGTGAGGTCCATGGCGAGATGGCCAAGCATCATGCGGGTCGCAAGCCGCGTAAGTCCGGTGGTTCGGCTGACGCAACCCCGTTCTCTTCTGCCCGCAAGGGTGAAGTTCCCAAGGGCCGCTCCGTCGATATGGAGATGGAGCAGGAGTAAGCTTCCGGGAGGGCCGACATGCGCCAGATTCAAGTCATTGTCGGTCCTCTTGCCGCCGCCAGTGCTAATAACATCGCTCTTTCGCAGACCCCCACTGCGGGCAACCTGACCCTTAACGGATCGACGGTTGTCGGCGGTGTTGCTGTGCTCGACAAACCTCGACGGGTCCTGATCACGACGACGGCGAACGAAAGCGCCAACACCTTCACGATCTTCGGAACGAACTGGTCGGGGGCGACGATCAGCGAGACGGTCGCGGGTCCGAACATCAGCACCGCGCAGAGCGTGCTGGATTACGCCACGGTCACCCGGATTACCATCTCTGGAAACGCGGTGGGTGCTCTGACCGTTGGAACCAATGGTGTTGCATCGTCGGCTTGGGTGTGTCTCGATCACTGGGCGCATTCGCAGGTCTCGGTCCAGTGTGACGCGAGCGGTACTGTGAACTACACGGTTCAAAGCACACTTGACGATCCGAATGACCCGACCAATCCGGTTGCCGTCTCTTCGGTGGTGTGGATCAACAGCTCGGATGCGGGAGCGGTTGCAGCTACCACTTCGATCCAGACCAACTTCGCTTATACCCCGACCTATGCGCGGGTTCTGTTGAACAGCGGAACGGGGTCTGTGACAGCAACCTTCGCGCAAGCCGGGTCTGTCGCGCGGTGAGTGGCATCCTGCTCTCTTCAGTTGGGTCGGCGGCTGTCGTCTTCACGCCTGACGGGGGCACTGTCACCAATACTGGGGTGGGGACGGCGACGGCTACGCTCACCTGCACCACTCCGGCGGTATGGACCTACAGCATCACCAGTGGAGGAACGGTCGCCAGCGTCAATGTCGCCAGTGGCGCGTCGGCCTCGTCTATTACTTTTACCCAGAGCCATACCGGGACCATCCCTAACCGGGTCGGCTATTCGACAACCTGGAGCGTATCGGGTTCGGCCGGCGGGATCATCCGCAATTACACGGTCAGCCTGACCACGACCGGTGATCAGTAACCTCAAGGAGACAGCCCATGGAAGAAGCTCTGATCGCTGCATGGCATAAGGTCAAGGCGGCTCTCGCGCTCATTGAAGCGCAACTGGGCTATGTTCCGGAAACGCCGGTTGTTCAGGCGGATTCGGGAAGTAATGGGCCACCGCCCAGTCACAACTGATAGGATTTGGCAATGCCTCCGCTCTGGATGATACTGCCTTATTTCCTAGGTTTCGTGCTGTTCGGAGCCATCGTACTGCGCGAGTTCAGGACATTCAGAGCGGCCCTCATCCTGTTCGGGGACTGGGCGGCGTGTACGTTTCTCGC